GTTTGTGGCGTGCCTACAAGAAACCTACATTTATCATCTTCTTGAAACTTCTTAATATTAGGTTGCCTATGTTCTTGTGCCGTGAGTCCATAATAATCAACCACGGAACCCGGACCATGGACCTTTTCAATAGACTTTATAATTTTTTTAATGTCATGTTGGTAATGAGCCCATATAATTGCTTTACCTTCTATCTCTTCTAAAACATCCATTAATTCATTTAATCTATTACTTTTTACTTCTTGAACTGAGCCATCATCAGCAACAAAATGACCACAAGTAATTTGATGTAGTCTCATTAATTGAGTTAATGCAGACACAGATGTAACTTGTTTACCATTTAAAATAGCTAAAGCTTTTTCTTTCATAGACTCATAAACTTTTTGTTGTTCTGTTGTTAAAGATATATTTCTTTTAATGTAAATTTTATCTGGCAAGTCTAAACAATCTTCTTTTAAAACTCTGTAAGAAAAATTTTTTAAAGTATCAGAAAGTTCTCCTAAATTTTTAAAATGACTAACAATTTGTATTTGCCTGCCGTGCATATGTAATGTTTTCATTTCAGCATATCTATTTCTAAAAGCATAGTATGAAGTAAAATCTAACAAGTAAGGGTGTAAAAATTCGCATTGAGAATATAAATCTAAGGGGTTTTTAGTAACAGGAGATCCTGTCATAATTCTTCTATACTTAGCTAATTGACTTAAGTCAGTTATATTTTTAGTTCTTTTAGCTTTAGGGTTTTTTATTGTAGTTGATTCGTCAATAGCCACTAATGATTTATGAGATCTTAAAAATTTTTTAGCAAACTCTGTACCTTTTTCTGTACTAAAAGCTTCAACGTTCATAATTAAAATATGTAAGTCTTCACCTGTTTCAAACAAAGTATCTAATTTTTCTTTTTGTTTTTTATTAATATTTGGTTGCCACAATACTGACACATTTTCTATGTGGTTAGGTAAATGTGTTGGTAACTCCTGGTTATACCAAGTTCCAATAACACCTTTTGGAGCAATAATTAAAGCACCGTCTACTTTACCTTTGTCGTAAAGCATGGCTAAATTATCAATTAATACTTTAGTTTTCCCTGTACCCATTTCCATAAAATAGGCAAAATTATCTTTGTTCCAAGATTTTTCTAAAGCAGTAAGCTGATGCTTATATGGCTTTGTCTTAAATTTATAATTCATACTTCTTTCTATTGACATATTATATAATAATGCTTATATGTTTGTCAATGCCAGAAAGTATAAATTATTCGGAAATAAAAAAAGATAGAGACTCTATAGTATATGTGTTGCAAGAAATTGCAGGTACTAGAGATGGTCGTCCAAAAATAAATATTATGGGTGCAACGGGTTATGGTAAAATAAAATTTTTACTAGACGAAAGAGCACAAATGATTTTTTCACCTGGACCACTAATCTTAAAGTTAAAAAGATTACTCAAAGACTTTAGACAGAAAGATTATTTATTACTAACTGGGGATCCTGCTTTAATAGGTGTCGCTTGTTGTATCGTATCAGACTTGACAAATGGAAAATTTAATCTATTAAAATGGGACAAACAAGAAAGAAGATACTATCCAATAGAAATCGACATTTATAATAAAGGAGAAACAGATGAGCAAAATAGATTTTGAAAAAGACCAAGAAAACGTAATACAAAAAACTGATAATATTCAGTCATTAGCAGATCAAGTAGAGACTCTTCAACAATTAGAAGAAGATATAAAAAGATCAGAAGAAACTATAAAAAATTTAAAAAAGAAATCAGAACATATTTCTGGTGAAGTTATACCGACAATGATGTCTGAGATGGGTTTATCCTATCTTAAACTTCAAGATGGATCTTCATTAGAAGTTAAAACAAATTATAGCGCCACTATTACTCAAGCCAATAAAGAGAAGGCGTTTAACTGGCTTCGTGAAAACAACCTAGGAGATATAATCAAAAACGAGATACTCGTATCTTTTGGGCGAAACGAAGATAACAAGGCGGCTGATTATGCCGAACTTGCAAAGGGTCAAGGGTTCCAACCGACACAAAAGTTGAAGGTAGAGCCCATGACTCTAAAAGCGTTAGTCCGTGAACGTATTGAGGCAGGTAAAGAAATGCCAACGGAACTTTTCAACATTTACGTTGGAAATAAAACTAACATAAAAAGGAAACAATAAACATGAGCGAAGTAACAAAAAAACAAGAAGCAGGTGCTTTAGCAACGAATTTATTCGAAGCTGATGCACACCAAGGTACTCAGAATATGTCGCAAGATGATCTTGCATTACCATTTCTGAAAGTATTAGGACAATTATCTCCTGAAATAAACAAGAGAGATGGAAAGTATATCGAGGGAGCAGAACCCGGTATGATTCTTAACACTGTCACAAATGAAATTTTTGATGGTGCAAAAGGAGTAGATGTATTGCCTGCACACTACAAAAGACAACTTGTAGAATGGCAAGACAGAGGAGAGAGCAAAGGTGCTCCTGTAGCAATACACGAAGCATCTAGCGATATCATGAGTAAGACAACTCGTGATAAATCTTACAAAGATAGATTACCTAACGGTAATTATATTGAGAATACAGCAAATCATTTTGTTGTGTTATTGGGTAAGAGTCCAACAACAGCTTTGATTTCTATGAAATCGACTCAATTAAAAATTAGTCGTAAATGGAATTCAATGATGATGGGACTTAAGCTACAAGGTAAGAATGGCTTATTCACACCGCCTACATATAGCCACATTTATAAACTAAAAACAGTTCAAATGTCTAATGACAAAGGAACTTGGTTTGGTTGGGATGTATCTACAGTAGGTCCTGTTAAAGACAAAGGCGTTTATGAAATAGCAAAAAACTTTGCAGCTAGTGTATCTAAAGGTGCAGTTCAAGCTAAACATGAAACTGATACGCCTGAACAGTCTAAAACAAAGAAGACTTTAAATTTATAGTTCCTGCGTAGGAAAATAAGGGGGCCGACTAGGGAGACTGAATCGGCCCTTTTAAAGTTGTGTTGAATATATGAAAGTAAATGATAAAGCACCTAGAAATTATGAAGACTGGATAGATTCCGGACACGTAATTATACCCTGTGATAAAAAGAAATCTATACTTGCAAAGTGGAGTGACTTAAGTTTTAAACTTTCAAAAGAAGAATGGAAAGCAGAGCATTTAGGCCGACAAATGGCTTTACGTTTAGATAAGTATATTGATTTTGATGTAGACAATCATTTAATAAAAAGATTTACAAGTGATTACCTTAAAGGGTGTAGTGCAATATTTGGAAGAAAAAATAGTCCAACAAGTCATTACCTTTGGACAGGTTCTGTTGAACCTTTAAAATTTATATTACCGAAAGAGTTAAGTAATTATACTAAAGACTTTTCTCATGGGAATACTCTTTGTGAATTAAGACATGATATTAAACAGTATACTTTAGTTCCTGAAAGTGAATATCATTTAAACAATGAAACTATTGAATGGGAACATTATGAAGGAATACAAGAATACTCTGGTAATTTAAAATTGGATGTTGGTAAAATAGCTTTATCAACTGCTCTTTGTATTTTATATCCTGAAAAAGGAGACAGAGATAATTATTGTACAGCAATAGCTGGAGTTCTTTTAAGTCATACTAAATGGACTTTAGATGAAATAGATAGTTTTATTTATAGAATTTCCGTTGAGGCTTTAGATGATAGACCACAGGATAGAAGTAAAAAAGGAACAACACATACTAAATCAAATCGAAAATTAGGCATGCCAACAATTGCATCATCAGTAGGTGGAGACTGTACAGTTAAAACTATTCAATTATTATTTAGTTGGATTGGTATTACTAGTGAAGCTGTAGAAGGACAAGAAGCTATTGGAGATATTATTGAATATGGCCCTGACAGATATGAAATAGAAGTAAATGGCACTAGAGATGGAGTTAAAACAAAAGTTTTAATTGAAGTAGATGGTCCAACTTTAATGAAGCAATCATTTTTTTATGATGAAGTTATGAGACAGGCACAGGTTTGGATTCCAAAAATGAAACCTGTTGATTTTGAAAAAATTATGAAAATGAAATTTGAAACAAGAAGAAAGTCAGATAATTATATAGAAGAGGCAAGTGAAGATTTAATATTTATTAAACATTTTAAACATTACATTGCATCTAAATCAGCTTTTACTGAAAAGAAAAATTTATTAGAATTTCAATTACCATTTTATGACATTAAAAAAGAGTCTTTAGAATTTAATTTAGGGGCTTTTGAAGATTTTTTAGATTCAAAAAGAATAACAATGAAACGTATTGATCTTGTACGTAAAGTTACAAGAATACTTAAAGCTAATAAAAACAGGGGTAAAGTTGATGGGAAATCTTGCGTATCTTGGAAAATAGATAAATGGGATTTACCACGTGAACAAATAACAATTGAAGGTGAATACATAGAAGGGGGAGAGGTAAAAGAAATTGATTTCGAAGCAGACGCAATCGAAGATTAGATTTGTAGTTGGTCCGCCAGGCACAGGGAAAACTCACATGTGGATCTTAAAAAAATATAAAGAGTTGTATAAATTATATGGTGCAGATAAACTTATACTTTTATCTCATACTAATGTTGCAACTAAAGAATTAAGAGAAGCTATAAAAAATTTAGACGAAATAAAAAATGATTCTATTATTCAAGAAGATGTGGATGATTTTTTAGAAAAAAGAGTGCGTACAATACATGCGTATTGTAAAGCAGCTGTAGGATCTAGAAGAGAAGTATTTAGTAAAACTACAGATTATGCTGAATTACTTAAATTAATTCCTTTAATGAATTTAGCAAAAGGAGCTCAAAAAATAAAAGATCCTTTAAAAAAGCATCCTGTCTTTAGATGTATCAGCGAAGCACACGGACGTGGTTTAACTATAACAGAGCATTGGAACACTACAGAAGCTCCTTTGGAAGCTTATAAACCTTATAACAACCATCAAATACTTAAAATTAAAAAAGATTATGAAAAATGGAAAGAAGAGAACTTAATTCAAGACTATAATGATATGATAGATAGTTTTAATAGAAGTAAAAAACCTCACATCATAGACGCTTTAATAGTAGATGAAGCCCAAGATAGTAATGTTCCTCAATTAACAGCTATTGAAAAAATGTCAGAGCATATTAAGGACGGTCATTTATATTTTGTAGGTGACCCTAATCAAACTATTTTTAAATTTTCTGGATCTAATCCAGAGTTGTTTGAAACATTAGCTAGGACTCCTTATGTAGAATTAGAAAACGGTTTTAGATGTAGTGAAGCTATAAATGAATATTGTAAAAAAATAATAAAACCTATTTGGGATCACTACGATTATAAAAGAGTTTGGTCTCCAACAAAAGTAAAAGGCAGTGTAAGTATGCTACCAAATTTACAAGGCTCAGAAGAGTTAAATAATTTATTAAGTAAAATAAATAATAGCGATGAATCTTTTTTATTTACTTTTAGAACAGAAAAATCAAAACAATGGATAATGCCTTTTTTACATAAATATGGATTTAAATACTCTCTTGTAGGGGGTTATCAAAAAGTATCTGATGCAGAAATCAACTGTCATTATTCTTGGCCTTTATTTTTAAAAGGAGTTTCACAATCTTTGGATCAAATTAAATGTTATTGGAAGCACATGGATAAAGATTTTAAATTAAAAGATTCTAGAATTTTTAAAAAAATGATTAACAAAAACTATACTTTTCAAGAATTTGTTAATTTAGGTTATTTATCTTCTTCGATTGCTGTTACTACAGACTTTTATAAACTTTGTAAGAAAGTAAAAGGAGAAGAAGCACAAGAAAAATTTAAAGAAAAAGTCTTGTACATAAGGAACATAATTAATAACAACAACTTAAACCAAAAAGCTAAGATAGAATATGGTAATTTTCATACAGTAAAGGGTATTACTAGAGATAATGTCATCATAGATCTATCGATTACAAGGCCTGAGCCCTATTTTGAGCAGCTTTATCTAGCATATGTGGGGTGTAGCAGGGGTAAGAACGATTTATGGGTTTTAAGGACACAAACAGGAAGGGAGCTAGGAAGAAAAAATGAGTACGTACGATAAACAAATTGCGGGATCTCACTATAAAAAGTTTGCGATTCAACCAAGTAAGTTTGTAAATGACAACAAGTTGCTTTTTGCGGAGGGTAATGCTATAAAGTACATATGTAGGCATTCTCAAAAAAATGGGAAAGAAGATCTTGAGAAAGCTATGCATTACATAGAAATGATAATAGAGAGAGATTATAAATAATGTGCACTGTACCAGAGATTGAAGATCTTGATTTAAAAGGAATCGATACTGTTGCCATTGACTTAGAAACTTATGATCCAGATTTAAAGAAAAAAGGATCTGGAGCTGTAGTGAAAAATGGTTTTGTTACTGGTATAGCAGTAGCTACACATAAACAAACTTTATATTTTCCAATACAACATGCGATGACATCTAATTTAGATCCAAAAGAAACTTGGTTTAAATTAAACAATTTAATTTTTCAAAATGAAAAGATAAAAAAAGTATTTCACAATGCAATGTACGATGTATGTTGGATAAGATCTGCAACAGGGAAAATGCCTAAAGGACCTTTATTAGATACTATGATTGCAGCATCAGTTATTGATGAAAATAGAATGAAGTATTCTTTAGATGCAATTAGTAAAGATTATTTACAAGATACAAAATACAAATGGGATTTAACAGAACGATCTTTATCTGATCATGGAATAAAAGACCCTATGTCTAATATGCATAAACTTCCTTATAGTTTAGTAAAAGATTATGCTGAACAAGATGTTAGTTTAACTTTAAGACTGTGGAATATTTTTGAAAAAAAATTAAAAGAAATTATATATGAAGAGAAACAAAAAAGCTTGCAAAATATTTTTGATTTAGAAACAAAATTATTTCCTTGTTTGGTTGACATGAAATTCAAAGGAGTTAGAATAGATGTCCAAAAAGCTAATGAATTCAAGGGTTTTTTGATTCGTAGAAAAAATAAAATAATAAAAATTATAAAAAATAAAACAGGAATAGATATACAGCTTTGGGCAGCGTCTTCCATTAAAGAGTTGTTACATTTTTTAAAAGTAGATGACTATCAAATAACAGCTAAATCTAAAATGCCTAAACTTCCAAAAGATTATTTAATAAAACACAAAGAACCTTTGTTAAGAATGGTAGCAAAAGCTAGAGAAGCAGATAAAAATTTAAATACTTTTGTAGAAGGTCTATTAAGTTATGTACATGAAGGTAGAATACATGCAGATATAAATCAAATTAGATCTGATCAAGGTGGTACAATTACAGGAAGATTTTCTATGTCTAATCCTAATTTACAACAAATACCATCAAAAGGATTTTTTGGTAAAAAAATGAGAGAAATGTTTTTACCTGAAGAAGGGTGCAAGTGGGGAAGTTTTGATTACTCGCAACAAGAACCACGGATCGTTGTACATTATGCAATAAAAATTTTAACAAATGATCCTGAGTTTCTACAAGAAGATGTTCCAGAAAAACTTAAAAACCCTTATTACACAGATATAATAAATAGTATTTATAAAATTAAAAAATCTTATGAAGAAGATGAGGATTCTGATTTTCATCAAGTGGTAGCAAATATGGCAAAAATTTCAAGAACACAAGCTAAAACTATTAATCTTG